GAACCCATGCGGCCGAGCACGCTATTCAACTGCACGAGCGCCGCTTGATTCTGCATGGCGTTGATCTGCGTGCTGATGCTCGCGACCTGGCGCGATAACGGATTGCTCGGCAGAATCCCGCCGAGCGTCGTCACGCTCATGAGCGTGTTTTCGGTCGACGAGATGAGCACTTGCACCTGTGAGCGCACGGCGTTGAGCGGTTGAAGAACGCCGTTGACCGTGCTTTTCGCCGCGCTCGCGAACGACGAGACGGCGCTGATCGCCGAGTTGAGCGTCGCCATCGGCGCGGCGAGCGAAGGGAAGTTCGACGATAGCGATGTCGCGGTCGAGAGGTCCGTATTGATCAGTTCGTCGACGCTCGGCACTTCGCCGCCGCCGTCATCGTTCAGATAATCTTGAACGACCGTGCATGAGATGTGATAGGGAATCTGATATTCCCTCTGGAAATCCGCCTCGAACTCGGTGATGACGACTTTGTAGAGGAATTCAGACCATGACAGCGTGAGCGGCAAGCCGTCATCGTGCATCGACTTCAACGTGAGCGCGCGATCGAGCGCGGTCGAGCCGACGAACCAGCCCGACCAATGAATCGGAGCGTGATCGGCACCGAGCATGTCGACGACGCGCGCCCCGCCGACGAGCCGATGAACGACCGCGCGATGCTCGGTGCGAACGGCGATGTGTTCAGGAATCTCGTAATTCTGAAACGTCACATCGCCGAGGGTGAGAATGGTCGCCATCAGTAAGCCATCCCCGCGGGAAGATGACCCATCGACGGGTCAAACGTGTTCGAATTCGCCAGACTGCCCGCGCCCTTGGCGAGATGCTTGTCGAGCACCCAACCGACCTTTTTGCCGTCGAGATAGACGCTGCCGCCGCCGCCCGCCGCCTTCGCGTCGGCGCCGGTTGCGATTGCAGGCTTCTTTTTGTCGCCGCCAGTGATGAAGTCGGGCAGGAAACTTTTGATTTTTTCCCACATGCTCTTGATGCCGCCGACAATGTTGTCCCAAAAGCCGACGAGCAGGCCCGCCGCAATCGGAATCAGAACCACCGCGCCCGCAATAGCGCCCGTCAGTGCGCCGCCGATGATGCCCGCGAGCGAGACGAATGTCGCGACGACGACCGCGACAACGCCGCCGACGACGAGCAGGGCGGCGAAGAGCGCCATTGCGACGGCGATCGCTTTGACGAGTCCGGGATTGTTCTTCGTGAACGACTCGACGCCGCCGAGAATCTTGTTGAAAGCATCCATGCCGCGATTGACGATCGGCAAGACGTGTTCGCCGATGTTCGTCAGAATCTTTTGCCAGTTCGCCGCGGCGGTCTGCTTCTTGCCGTCGAACGTGTTCATCAGCGTGGCATACGCCGGGTTGATGCCCTTCTGCTGCGCGACGGCGTGCTCGGAATGGAGCAGGGTTTCGCGGTTGCGATCGACCTGCGAATAGAGCATGCCGCCAGTGCGACCGAATAGCTTGACGTTGTAATTGTCGCGATCGGCTTGCGTCTTGAGGCCCATTTTGTCGTACATGGGCCGAACGAATTTCTGATACCACTCTGCCGGGTCTTGCTGAAGCAATTCAGCGCCCGCGAGCAAGCCTTTCGACTGGATGTTTGCGACGCCGCCGTGAGGGTTGAATTTGACGTTCGCGCCGTTCCACAAACCAGAATTGATCAACTCGTGAACGATTTGATTCGGCAGTTTGATATTGCCGTTCAGTCGGTTGTACGCCGTCATCAGCGCGGTACCGGCCGACGTGCCTTTCATCGAACCCATGATCGGTTCCAGCTTCGAAAGCCCGGAGTCGGTCAGGTTGAGGGCCGAGACGCCGCCGCGCGCGAAGAAGGCGCGCAAATCCTCGTACTTGATATTGCCCTGCGACGAGTTGACCATCCGATAGTAGAGGTCCGCTCGCCGGTTGAATTCCGACGCGCTGCGCAAGCCGCCCGTTTCTTCGATCGCGCGAAGGAAGTTCATTTCGTCCGCGTGCGACATCTCTTTGCCGCTCGCCTTCGACAGCACGGCGAGCTTCGAGAGCATCGGAGCGGCAAGCTTCGCGCCTTCGAGCGCCGCGCTTCCTGACAGACCCGATTCGCGGAAAACGCCCTGCGCTTCGGTCATCTTTTTCAGGTTGTCGACATACGACGAGCCGGCGATGTTCATGTTCTTCGCGAACTCGAACGCCTCCTGATTCTGCTTGTCAGTCATGCCGAACAAGCTAAAATTGGCTTTCGCCTTCTCCCACTTCGACGCGGCATCAATGGCGGGCTTGAGCGATGCGGCGATGGATACGCCGAGGCCGATCGCGAGCGTGCCGCCGAACGCCGTTTTCGCTGCGCCGCTCATGTTGCCGATCGCGCGCTGCAAGCGCTGAACCGTGCCTTCAACGTGCGAAAACTCGCGCGCCATCTGCATTAAGCCGTGCGATACTCCATTAATCAGCGAAATCCTTACGCCGATCTTAAAGGCTTCATACATGAGAAAATCCTATAGGTTTCGACTCCATGAGTTCGCAGCCGATCATTTCTCGTTCGTCCAATATCCGAACGTGCGGCGCATGCGCGCGCAGGAGCCGCCGTCGACCATCAAGCGGGTATCGGCAGGCGTCGCGCTGCTGCTCATTGCGCCGCCCGCGCTCGCGCTGGTGTACGTGATGACGTTCGTCGTCGCGCGCGCGTTTAGCTGATTTCGCGAGAGGTCATTTGCGTGCCGACGCTCACGCTTTCGCCGAGAAAGCCGGCGACGAGCGCGCGCCCGAGAACGCGTTTGATGAAATCCTCGTTGTGAAGCACTGCCGGCCCGAGGAAGGGGCGGGCAGGAATGCGATTGGTGCCAAGTTCCTGATACACCGCGACATCGGAATCTGAGCCGACGACCGCCTCAGTGCGGCTATGCGCCGCCTGGATCGATCCGCGCAGCTCGCCCGAGCGCAGCAGCGGGTCGTTCTCGGTGAACCCGTTCGCGACACGATCCGCCTTCGTCGAGTCGGCAAGTTCAGGCCACGCGCCGAAGTGTCCGATTGCAGGCTGATACGTGCCGAGTTCTTCGCGCGCGGTGTCGCGCACGCGCTGTGCGACAGTTTCAAGCCCCGATTGCATTGCAAACGCGACAGCCGCATCGCGCGAAAGCAAATGTGCAGCGAATGAGCCTAGACTGTTGAATGTGCGCATTACTCTTTCTCGAATTCCATGCGCTCGTAGTTGAATTTGTTGCCTTCAAACTCCGAGAACACGATTGAAAAAGCCGTTCGCGTCACGTCGTCAACCGAGAACGCGACATCGAACGGCACGCCGTTTCGAACCAGCCAAAGCGATTCGCGAACCGCAACGGAGCGCGCTAGTTTTTTACTTCTTCCTTCTGCGCTTCCGGCGCTTCGCCGCCGAAGTTCTCGTTGACGGCGTTCATGACTGCCGTCACACCTTCTTCGTCGAGGCGCGTGATAATCGCCTCGATTTCGCGTTCGCTGTTCGGGTAGTTGATCGCGTTGCCGTTGATCGCGGAGACGAAGGTGATCGGAATCACCATCCCGACGTAGACCTGATTTTTCGCCGCTTCGCCGAGAATCTTCACGAGCCGGAACTGAGACAGGACGCCCGGTTTCTTCAGCGTCACCGTCAGGCCGTTCGGCGTGTCGATCGTCACCGCTTCAGCGGCTTTCTTCACGAGTTCTTTCGAAGGCGTGTCGGCTGCGGGCGCCGATTTCTTGCGGACGTTCACTGTCGTCATTTATTGTTCCTTGTGCTTAGAGCTTGATGCGTTGTTCGGCGACGAACGAAAGTTTCTGTTTCACGGTCTTGTCGCCCTCCCAATCGCCCGCGTCGTCGAGTTTGAAAATCACGCCGACGAACTGATACTGCGACACGACGCCGCTCGCTTCGGTGATGGTTTCCGTGATCGTCGAGCCGGTCAGGTCGAAGCCGGCGTAATAGTTCGCTTCCTGACTCGCGAAGAAATCATCGAGCGTCGAATCCTGGCGCTCGACTTCGAACGAACCGGACCAGCCATCCGGGAACGTGAGGTGTCGCGTTCGGCCGTCGAGACCCTTCACCTTGACGTCGGTGATGTCGGGCTTGGCGGTGAATTTCGTGATGAGCGAGAGCGGCAGCGCCCCGTTCGGCGTCTGGATATTCACCGAGAGGTCGCGACCGATGGTAAAGCCGTTGAGCGGCATATTTGAACCTCATGAAAAAGCCCGCGCGCGGCGGGCCGGGGTTTTACTGGGCGCTCGACTGGATTTGAACCGTCTGACCGCCTTGCAGGTTGATCACGAAATACAGCACTACGGACAGGTATTTCACCTTGACGTCGGCCTGCATGTAGCCCGCCGCAACTGCGGAGTCGGGGTTGTTCGCCTTGTCGATCTGCACCGTGAACGGCGCTTGCGTCGGGTTGTTGACGTCGCCGATCATGTTGAGGCGCCACAGGTTCGACAAGAACGCTTGCATCGCCGATTTGACATCGTTGCGAAGGTCGACCGTTTGATTCTGGCCGATGACCTTGCCGAACGCCGCCGCGAGGGTCAGCGCGAGGTAGTTGGTCATGCGGGTGTAGTTGTCACCGTCCTGACCCGCCGTGCTCGATGCGTTGCCGCCCGTCTGCGCCGCGTAGAAATTGCCGCCCGGCGACGGGTTGCTGATCACGTCGAGACGCGCCTGATTGATCGCGCCGATTTCCGCGCTCGTGTAGGGCAGGTTTTGCGCGACACGCTGCGTGCTGACGATGCCGTAGAGCGGTTTGTTCAGGCTCGATTGCTCGGGCGAGAGCGCCGCTTGCTTGCCAGCCCAAAACGTCGCTGGAGCGAGCAGGCGGTTTTGCTGGTTCGTGCTGTCGAAATACGTGACCCAATCGCCGACGAACACTTTCAGGCCGTAGCCATCGGCGCCCGCCGTGTTGAGCGCGGTCGAGACGGTCGTGTATGCCGCGCTCGGTGCGCCCTGCATGCCGAAATAGATGCCTTCGGACAAACCGAACGCGAGCACCGTCGATGCTGCGGTGAGGTCCGAGTGATCCACCAGGACGCCGACTTGCGCGCCCGTTCCGCGCAGGCAATACATGCCTTTGCGCGTGCCGGCGTTGCCATCGACGCCGACGAGCAGTGCATCGGTAAGCGTCGTCGTGCCGTCCGTGCCGCTCGCGAACGTGTTCGGCGTCGTGATGTTCGGCGCGGCGGTTGCCGGGCCAGCGGTCGCGACGACGAGCTGCGACGGGCCGCGCACGTTCGATTGGCCGTTGTTGATCGCGTTGACGATGTTCGTCCACAGCGCCGCGCCAG